TTCTCTTATCTAATAATAGGTCTGGCAGTGCTATGGTATCGGCTAACTGTCTTACAATACTATCTTTATCATTACCATTAGCAATAATCTTATCTATTTTACTTAATGACTTAATGTAATTAGTACTTCTATTAATACTGTCCAAATACGACCTATCAGACTGTCCATTTAAGACCCCTAGACTGTCCAATTTAGACCTTTCACTTTTAATAAAGATAGGGTTAATTGTGTACTCATTAGCAGATCTCAGGCGTTTAATTGTAATCACATTTAGCTTGGCAAGGGATTGAATGGTACGTCTGGTTGTGCGGTGGCTCAATTTTGTATCAGTGGCAAGGGTTGAATACCTCACGCCACACTTATACCCCTTAGACTTCCACGCATATTTCATCAAAGCAAGATAGACATTGATTGCGTTTCCTTTTGCCTGACCTTTTAATATTGATAGATGTCCATATAACTTATAAGTGATAAGCAAAAACGATCTTGATCTGTCATAATTCTGACTATTTTTTGCCATGTTTACAGTAGGGTTGATGCTGTCTTTGTAATTTACGCAAATAAGATACCCAAACGTACTCAGAAACAGTCCTTAAACGGCTTTTAAAGGGTGCTACTTGCCTGATTTTATAAAATAGGCTACTGCCTAACCCTTTTTGATAGAAGACAAGGAATGCAGGTATATGGAGCTTATTAGCGATATACTCTGTGACAGTGGTATATTTAAAATAATTACCCGTATCATAAACAGTCTCTACCAATGCCAGTGGTTGCCAACAACCCTTGTTCAAACACACTTCACAACTATCAATATCTAACATCGCAATACCATCAAAGTCTCGGTGTCGTTTAGAATATAAATCTTTATGAAAATGTTTTGCGTATCGCATAGTCTCTTATGTTCCTTTGGTATTGGAGATCATGGATTTCTTTTTGTAATTCTAATTTTTCTTCTTGTAATTGTGATATGATAACTTTTAAATTAGCATTCTCTTCATTCATAATCTCTAATGTTTTATTATATTGTTCTAGCCTGATACTTAGATCATCAATCTGTCTTGTCAAATCTAGTTCTCCTCTATCATCAGTCATAGTTTTGTAATTTTTCGTATGCACCCTGTAGGAATTGCTGTAATAAATCCATACTCCACTGCACCATCATCGTGCAAGTTATAAGAAGAGAAAGTAATAACACGCTCATCATTCTGACTATAGATAAAACACAAGTCAATACATTTTGCGGGTTCATGTTTTTTAATATCCTCTTCGCTGTGCCAACCCCCGTCTGTAGCGTTGATGTCAAACCATTCAATAATAACTGGAGTCGGGTTAAATCTTTCATTAAACATTATCACCTTTCTTTCTTGCGTGTTCTCTAACCATGTCTTGAATTTTAACTTTACCCTTGGTGATCTCTTCAATCTTAATCATCATGTTACTACTAGGCAAAGTCCAGTATTTAGGATCACCTGTTAAGCACCATCGTTGGGTCATACAACCTGGGTTTAAAGTTCTCATACCAAGATCTTCTTGACCAAAACGATAATATGATTTTTTGGCTATCTCTTTTCTGTATTGTTCTAACGTCATTAATATTCCTTTAGTTGTGTATAATTATTTGATATATATCAAAATAGTATTGACTTCAAGCATTAATTAAATTATACACTGTGGGAAAACAACTATGAATGAAGCGCTAGCAAACAAGATACGACAAGCCATGAATGGTGGATTGGGTTACGATCATTTATCTCCATCATCCTTAAGTATTCCTTTGCCAAAATTTTTTGTTAACTATGTAAAATTTACTCAAGAACAAAGACGATTGCAGTTAGCAAGTTACAAAGCTCATTACGGAAATGCGTGTAACAATCCAGTTCAAAAGGTGATGTGCAAATATATTTTTGAGTCAGGTAAAAAGTTTACACCAAAGAAAAAAACTTTAGATGAAAATATAAAAGATGAATTAGATATTATTAACAAGAAGTACCCACCAAGAGATGAACGAGATAAAAAGTGCAGGAAAGAAATGGAGCAGTACATCAAACCCACAGCAGAAAATATTATGAAAGGAATGAAAGAAGTATTTGAAAATGATGAGATCATGGCAGAACGTTATGTTTATACTAATCCAAAAGGTTTAATTTTTGATATTTTAGGTCGGGTAGATGGAGAAAGTTTAAATAAATTAATTGAAGTTAAAACTAAACCGATTAATTTTAGGATAACTAAAAAAGGTTTATCGGCATACAAACAAAAATTACCTGAGACAGAACCTGATGAACCTCATTTAAAACAAACAGCTTTTTATTATAAAGCTACTGGTAAAACAGCTTACATTCTTTATGCTAACCATGAAGATTATAAAATATTTAAACCTGAGATACCGCAGTTAGAATATTATTATGAACAATTAGTTAATAAAGCATTCATTATACAAAACCTGTTAGAAATAACAGAAGCAGATATGAATAAGATTAGCCAGTTGGTTGAACCACCTGACTTCAAAAGCTTCTATTACTCGGACATTACTCCGAGCCAGTTAGAAGAAATAAAAAAAGTGTGGAGGATATAGGATGTTTTTATATATCCTTTTTTGTTTACGTTCTATGTTCTCCACTTCAAAACAACATGGATGAACGAACCATAAGGAGGGTTATGCACCAGAGAAGAAAGGATCAACACAGCGTAGATGTGTTTGAATTAAAACATGAACTAATAAGACAAACTAAACTGACAAAGTTTTTTAGAATAGTGAACTGGACTTTAATGGGTCTGATGTTAGCAACCTTTGTCACTATCTTAGTCGTGTTAGAAAACCAAAGAGTAACAGTAGGAGAAAAAGCATTAANAATACTACAAGAGAAAGGAGTAGTTGAAAATGAGAGATAAAATAAAACAAGTGATGGCTTTATGCAGAGACGATGGAGTGTATGTAAATGACCGAGGACAAAGAACTGTGTCCGCATGGTCAAAGATAAAATATTTTAGACAAGTCTTTGGATCAGATTATGGAGTACAATTTAAGATCATGGAACATTCAGATCGTGCTGTGATTATGAAGTGTATGATTAGCACCAAAGATCCAGAGTTTGTTATAAGTGAAGCCTATGCAAAAGTATATAGAGACAAAGCAGGTTATCTTGAGATTGCACAGACCTTTTCTTTTACAAGAGCTTTAACCTACATGGGGATGCTAGATAATGATTTAACTTCCAANGAAGAATANGAGGAGTTAGGTTTAAACATTCGCAGTGAGGATAAAGACACATCACAGCTTAATGATGATGTGGATGTTGAAGATGTCAAGGATAGTTTTAAAAAAGCGATCCATCTTCCTAGATTAAAATATCTAAAGGATGTCGTATATAAAGATACGATTGACTATCTTCTTAAAAATGAACCACGACTTTATAAAGAGATTACAGATGTTATAGAGACACGTGAGTTCCAATTAGAACAGGAAGATAATTTTACAAATACACCTGTTCACAACAACTAAGGAGAAACATGGCAGATAAAATATATATAAATCTTATAGCCAACCCAAACAAACAAGCAGGAGATAACCTTCCAGCTTTTGTTGCACCAAAAAACCCTAAGTATCCAGATAAGAACTGGTCACTGGGAACTCGTATCGGAGAAACGTGGTACAACCAAGCGGCTTTTGAGTCTTCAGACATGGAGACAGGTGAAGCTAATGGTGGAATTGTGGTTATATTAACTCCTACTGAAGGTGGTAGTAAAGCTGCGGGTAATACCAGACCTAATTACCAACAAAAGTCTTTTGGAAATAACAACTTTCAAAAGAGAGGAAACTTTGGTAAGGGAAATTATAGATATTAATCTAGTGATATAAATATCTATAATGAAACAGGCGAGAGATTTTAGTCATGGCTTACAAGCCGTTCCTTTCAGACTAAACCTTTCAAGTTGTTTTGCTCTTGCCTGTTTCGCTAAAACAATATGAACACAATAGATTTAGAAAAAGAAATTAAGAAGAAACTCCGAGATCAAAAAGATAAGGAGTATGGGGATTATAAAGAGAATATGGGATTGATTGCTTTTCTTTGGTCCGTTATATTAAAAGATAAATTAAAATCAGATGTCAAACCTTACGAAGCAGCGAACATGATGGTGATGTTAAAGATGTTAAGAACAACACGAAAGTATAAAGCAGACACCTACCTAGATGCAAGTATTTATTTAGACATGGCAAAAGATTTACATAAAGAGGACTAGACAAATGTATCATAAACATATATATGGAAATTGTAGTTTTGAATTTATTGAAAGTTATGAAACTGCTGAAAAAGCTGCGAAGGGTCAGGATGGCAAGTTCGTAGAAGTAAAGCTCAATGACGTAAAGATTGAGTTTAACAAAGTGAGGAGAGAAGATGACGAAAGTCAAAAAGGAACTCCAGAAGCTGAGAGACAAGGAACAAAAAAAATATGAGATGGG